CCTTGTCTTAAATCTGCTATTCCACCACCAGCGTATCCTATTCTTCCACCATCTTTTACTGGAATTGTTTTTTGACCATATATACCTGTAAAATCATGAACGGGAGATATACCACTTGCAAATCTAATTGGATCTGTAGGAAAGCCAGTTACTGGATCTACTGGTGTATCTGTTCCTGGTGCTGATGCTGTTTGATAAGGGTATGGATTATTAAGTAATTCTCTTGCTTGACCTTCGCCACCTCCAGTTAAATCAGGTGGACCTTTTGGTCCATAAAAAGCTTTTGTCCAATCATCTTGAGATATATAATCTTGACCATAAACTTCTGCCATTTCACCTAATCTATCTTTATCAAATTGAGACATATCACCAAAAATATTTGTTTGTTCCATTGGAGATAAACCAACTAAGCCATCAATACTTACACCAAATTCTTTTTCAAATTCTTCTTCAGTCATTGTTCCTTGAAGCATGGCCATGAGAGCTGGTTGAATTGGTCTTCCTTTAGCAACGTGATACATATTTCTTAATATAGATTTTTTACGTTGGTTTGAACTCCATTCATTATATCTATCTAACAAAGATGGTTCTTTAAAGCTTTCTTTAATTTCTTTAACTTGTTTTTTAACTTCTTCACTTTCACCTTTAGTTGATCCTTGATTTCCTCCGGCAGCTATAACCCCTGCACGAAGTTCATCTGCCCGACTTTGTGACATAGCACCTCTAGGCCCTTCTCCTCTTTCTGCAGCACTTATATCTGCGCCAGTAATACCAGCCATCATATCACTGTAATCGCCGTTTAATGACATAACTCCACCTGGTCCTACGTTAGGTCCATCTTCTAAAGAGTTGTGTAAATCTTTTTTAACTAATAAATCTTTTTCTTTTTTTGTAATGTATGCTAATTCTGTTTTAGGATGATCTGGTGCAGACTGCCAGTGTTTTGGAACAGTAACCATTTCTCCATCTTTATATCCCGCTCTACCACCCGTAGCCATACCAGCTACAGCTTGTTTTCTAAATTCTTCAAAGGACATTGGTTGAAGTCCTTGTTCTTCCATTTCAAAAACGTATTGTTGATATTCTTCTTCTAACATTGGATCAGCAGCAGAAGCCATTTGTAAGCCTCCTCTACCTTGAGCTTGACCCATTAACATATCGTCAATTTCTTGTAGTGCTCTATTGTAAATTTTATGTTGAAGAGAATCGTTTAGATCGTAAAAATCTTTTCCATATTCTTCTTCAGCTATTTCCATAGCTAATTCTTGGGCCATCCAGCCACGCTGGCCTCCACCTGCAAATTTTTGATTAGGTTCTCTTGGATCTTGATTACCAGTTAATTTAATTTCTGGTGCACCTGATTGTAATGATGATATTCCTGTTCTATCTATAGCCATAATTTTTATGTGTTAATTTTTAAAGGCAGGAATTTCACCTGGGTTTATAATAATACTTGTTTTTTACAAGTAAATCAAGCCTATGATGTTACTTCTCTAGGCTTAATTTCGAGCGCAGATAGCACGACATGTAGTCTATTAGCTGTTGCTGCGGTTACTTTTACTACTTCACTTTCTGCAACCACTAAAGGCTGAGATAGTAATTCTGATGTTCCATTAGCAGATATAGATTTAGTCTTAAATAAGCTAAAAACTGCGTCATCTGTGTCAGTTATAGTCACTGTTATAGTATCAGCATTACCAGAATCTTCAGATACTAGTATTGATTTTATAACAGCAGTTGTAGCTGTAGGTACAGTGTACAATGTAGTAGCACTATTACTAGTTAAATCTGCTTTTTTATTTACAAATGTATTAGCCAAGGAAATAAGCCTCCGCCTCTGCTTCTTCTTTCAAGTCTTGTTGAAAAGAAGTGTTTAATTTTTGTACTATACTATCAACATCTCTTACAAACGATTGTTGAATCTGTTGATCGTATTTTTCTAAAGGTTGCGTTAATGATTGTACTATTCTAGCCATTAAACAAAGCCTCCGTATCTGTAAAAGTTTATTAATCCACCATCTCTAAAATAAGCACCTTTACCAAACCCTGGTCCAGCTACTTTTTGTCCAGCTTTTTCTTTAGCTGCTGTTTGTCGATGCCAAGTACCGCCACCTCCACCGCCACCAGATCCTGGATCATGAATAACTCGTCTTGATTGAGCTAGTCTATTTTGCTCTGCCGCTGCCGCTGCCGCTGCATCTGCTTTCGCTTTTGCTGCTGCTTCTGCTGCAGCTTTCGCTGCTAAAATTTCTTTTGTTTTTGCCCATCCTTTATCGGTTATATCTTTTCTTATTTTGTATTTTGCTAATTCATTAATACCACCTGTTTTTAAAGCATATGTTGGTCCAAGTATTTTTGATCCAAGTGTAAGCAAACTAAATGGATCTAGCATTGCAGTCTGACCTTCTATTCCAGCATAAGGATCGTCTTCTGGATTTAAAAAATCATAAATATTACCACCTAAATCGTGTGATATACCCATAAGACCACCTTTATCAATAAAAGGAACAGCACCATCAAAATCATATTTTCCTCCAGTATAAGTAATATTTCCAGTATCTGATTTATTCCAACCTGTGCCACCCATTGTCATAGCTGTAGAAAAAGCCGTGGGATTTTTTAAGTCACTTAAATTAAATTTAGTTCCATAATCGTCATAACTTAATACTCCTGATGTTCCACCTTGTTGATTAACTAAATTATCTAAATAATCTCTTTGTGATTGGGTAGTAATTGCTTGATGGCCTCCTTTTGGGTCAAAAGGATTTCCAAATAAACCTCCAACTAAATTTAAAGGAACAGTTGCTAAATTTTTAGTAGTTTTTAATATACTCATTACCTTCTCCCATCCGCTTGTATATCTAATCTAAAAGTTCCAAGCTTCCAATGTTGTTTTTGTCCTGTGTTGTCTATTTTTAAAGCTATTGCTCTTGCTCTAGCACGTGTATCTATTTTAGTTGTAGATGTAGTTGTTGTAAAAGGTCCTAATGAAGAACTTGCTTCTGAATCTGTTGGATAATTTTTTAAATTTAATGTAACTCTTGCATTTCCAGTTTGAGTTAAAAAGTCTGGAAGTACTCTTCTAATTTTCATCATATACTCACCATCACCTCTTAAATCTGCTCCACCACCTTGACTTAAAGATATGTCAAAATCTCCTGATTGAAGACTTGATGTAATAGCACTTCTTGTTCCACCTTTAATTTGATCTTGTCCTGTTTCATGTTCAAAATAAGTTGTAACACCATCTGTATTACCAACTGTTGAATCACTTGTAGCACTTGAGTCGTATTCAGTACCATGAGGTTTACCAAATATAGATGAGTCTGCCCAAGTAGATCTAGCTAATGAACTTGTAGTCCATACTGGTCGCTCAGGTGTTGAATCCATAAAGTTATAAGTTACTGATCTATTATTAGATGAAGCACCACTACCAGGATAAAACCAAGTTACTTCACCAAATAGGTTATTTAATCCTGCGTATATGTGGTTTTTAGGAACTGTATTAATATCATCATAAACATAGTCTTCAACTAAACACGCTAAAGATTCTAGTTTACCAGTATATCTAAAAAAACCATTTTCTGACATCCAGTAAGCAGAACCATCAACTTCAACGGCTGCGTTCTTTCCAATCAATCCACAGTTAGTTCCAACTTGTTGAAATGAAAAAGTAAAAGGAGCACCAACAAATCTCATAATAAATAAAGATGTATCTGTCCAAATATAAATTGCATCACGACCTCTTATTGCTCCCACGATCCGTGTTCCATCGGCCAGTCTTTGTGTACCAGCTGTATTAGTTGCTGAAGGTGCCCAAGAAGTTGTTGCGTCAATTGATTCTTGGTCCGACCATCTAATATACATATCATCTTGAGTTGATGTTGTACCAATTGTAGTTTCTGTTCCAAAACAAACTAAGTGTCTATCTGGTGTAGATACTAATGTTTGAGTAGATGCTGTAGGACAATTAGCAATAATTGTTGCTCTTGTAGACGTTGCACCTGTTGCATTTGAATCCCATTCAAAAGTTGCACCATCAA